CGAACAAAGCTGAAAATCAAAGAAGACGGCTCTGTTGAAGGATTGGAAGACCAGGTTAAAAGCCTGAAAGAAACATACAAAGATATGTTTAAGACAAAAACCGGGAAGACACCGCCAGAAGGTGATGATCCAGATAAAAAGCCAGAGGATATGTCTTACGAAGATTTTGTTAATCAGCTGGAAAACGGCGAATAGAAAGGAAGATGATATATGACTACACAATTTGATGCTAAGATTTTCAATGAAGAGGCATTCGGAAAATACATGAATGCCATTCCTGATGTAAAGCGTAACAAACTACTGGAATCAGGAGCAATTACAAAGGACCAGCGCCTGCTGGATCTGTTTGGCAATCAGACCAATACCGCATACGGTATCATTCCATTTTATGGCAATCTGGAGGGTGACCCAGATAACTATGACGGTAAAACTGATGTAACAACTTCAACTACAACCACATTTGAACAGGGTGTATTTACATTTGGCCGCATGCACGGATGGACGGAAAAGGATTTCTCTTACGAGATTACCGGTGGTGTCGATTTCATGGCAAATGTTCGTACCAAAATCATGAAATTCTGGAATGACAAAGACCAGGATAGTATCCTAGCTATTCTGAAAGGCGTTTACTCTATGACCGGAGCAAAAAACACAGAGTTTATCACAGCGCACACAAACGATATTTCAGAAAAATCCGACGAAGCTGCGAAAGTTGGGCCAACATCGCTGAATGACACAATGCAGAGGGCTTGTGGTGACAACAAGGATATCTTTAAGCTTGTTATCATGCACAGCTCTGTTTCTACGAATCTGGAAAATCTCAAGCTGATTGCATACCTTAAATATACGGACGCAAGCGGTGTTGAGCGTGACCTCGGAATGGGGACATGGAATGGGAAATTAGTTATTATTGATGATTCCATGCCTAG